CACGCGCGAGGCGGCGACCGAACTCCGTGCGGGCTTCATTCACGCTCTCGCCGAAGACGTAACTGTCGGGCCGGGCAAAATATACGTGTTCAAAGATGCACTGCGACTGGTGCGCGGGAGCGAACGGCTTTACCGAACGGATGCCGGATTCGTCCAGGTAGAGCACGTCGCCGGAGCCGTATTGCAGCGGCGAACGCGGCGCGAGCGTGCCGGTCGAGCGCAGCAACTGCACGAAAGCGTTCTGTAACGGATCGGGGTCGACCGCCCAAATCTGGATCGCCTCCGACGAGAACACCGCCAGCTTGTCGTAATAGACTTCCAGCGCGCTCAGCGTCTCACTGTCAGAATCCTGCAAGGAAAGATTGATGTAGCCGTGGCCGGTGCCGGCATCCCACTGCATCGGATCATTGACCGCCGAGAAGTAGAGGATCTTGCCGATAACTGCGTACATTTTCGACTGGTAGGTGCGAACGATGTAGCCTTTGCCAGTACCTTGCGTCTCGACCATGTTGCCGGCGGTCGCCGAGCCGCCCGCGTAATAGTGCCGCCAGGCAACGTTAGGCTCCAGTGCGACTAGGTAAACATTGCCGTCAAAGACATCGTAATCCCACTGCGACAGCGCCGAGTTGGCGTTAGGCACCTTCAGACCTTTGAAGGCGACGCCCGGAACGCTGATCGTCGGCACCGACGGGGAGACATTGCGGCCGAAGACGTAGAGCGTCGCCGCGGTCGAGGCCAAGCCAAAAGATCCAGTTAAATCAGCAATTTGGACGAAGGCACGTCTTTTCTCGATCTCCCCCCCGGGGTTGATCGCGGCGTTGTGGAGGTGGGTCAGCGAGCCGCCGGGCGCGGTCAGCGGCGATTTGCGGACGTCCCAGCCTGCAGAAAAGTCGTCGATCAGTTCGTAACTCACGGGTACGCCCTGATGTCGGTGTGACGCATCGTCGGCCCGAGGTTGGGTGCGCCGCTGCCATAGAGTGAAACCTTGTTCTTGGCGCTGACCTGGTTGCCGAGCAGCTTGAGCAGATGGCGCTGTGCTTTTTGCAGCTTGTTGGCGGCGTCTTCCGCCTTCGACCGCGCCAGCAGCTCGCTGGCGGCGAACAGAATGATGCAGGTCGCGTCGAGGGTCGATTGATCGGTGTTGGAGACGAACTGATCGAGCTCACGATTGCCCTTGAAGCGCAGCCAGCCGCCAGAGAGCGGCGTCGGCCAGACCCTGAACTTCTCGCCACTCGCCTCCCAGCGGGCCACCGGGTCGGCAGTAGTGGTATTGGCGCCGGTGCCTGGCACCAGCAGATGCTCAGAGATGCCGTAGCCGACCGTCACCCAATGCTGGCTGTTCGGCTGCGCCGCATAGGCTTCACGGATGGCGTCAAACTTCAGGCTGGTGCCATAGTCATAAGTGGTCAGTCCGGCCGACATTGGCCGGTCATCGCGCAGCATTAGCTCTGGCCAGGAAAACGCCGTCCACAGCTCTTCTTGGGTGCGCTTCAAGACGTATTTGAGCGTCGCCTCAGTGTTGGTGCCCTGCGCCACGGCGAGGCTGTGGCCGGCCTCCGCACGGAGGTTGGCGACCATTTCCTGAAGCTGCTGGGTGCGGGCCATCAGCGTTTCCTGCCAAGCGTCATCCGCGGCGGCTCGGTCTCCTCCAGCGCCTCGGTCGGCGGCTCGACGGCCGGATCCGGCTCAGAATCCCCGGTGGTCTCAAGCAGGCCGGTGAGCGGATTGCGCCAGCGCAGGCCGCTGCGCTGTGTGGCGCGCGGCGCCTCAAGCTGATGCGGCGGCTGCTTGCCGCCAAACACTTCGGCGATCACCTCTTCGCCGTACTTCAGCGCCAAGCGATGGCGCTCGGCCGGGCCGGACTGTTCGACTTCGGCGAACGGCACCACGGTGTCGACGGAGTCGCCGCCGTGCACCTGTTGCAGGATCGAGATCTCCGGCCAGCTGACCGGGTCGAACTCGTTGGCGTAGTAGATGTTGTTGTTGTCGCCGCCGATATGGATTCGGGCCGTGCAGAAATGCATTGAATTCTCCCCACGAATGGTTCTGTGGGAACCTCCCATAGGCCCCCACAGAAGTATCTCGTCAGGTGATCTCGATCACCAGCGAGCTGTTGAACTGCTTGCCGATCAACTGGCAAGTCGAGGTAATCGACCGATACATCAGGAACTGATTGTGCGGGCGGGCGGGCGTGTGCTTGTGCATCCACTCGTCCTCCATCACCATCAACTGGATCTTACTCGTATCCAGCCAGTAGCCGAACTTCGACCGGCCCATATCATCTAGCGTCGGATCGTAGACGATGTCGCCGCCGGCGAACTTCATATCGCCCATCGCCGCATCCTGGGTCTTGTTGAAGCCGGTGATGGAATACGAGCCATTGGCCCGGATCTCAGTCTCCATCGCCGCCAGGAACGCCGAGCCGACGATGAACAGGTTCGGCTCGCCGCCGTACCTGGACAGTTGCCGGAGCTCGGATTGCAGCACCGAAAGCAGCGCCCCGCCATTGGCGGGATTGCTGGTGACGGCGCCGCCGCCGTGCGCGGCAAGTGCCGGCGTGCCGGTGACCTTGACGCCAAACGCCGTCGTCCGCGCCCGATTGCGCCACCAGGCATAGGCCGGGAGGGCGCGATCGAGACCGCCGACGACACCAACTGACGGGTCATCTGCGACCAGCAGCTGGAGGCCGGCAAGCGCCTTCGGATCGGCAACACCGTTGCCATAGAGAAGCTTATTGAAATCGCGCGCGTACTTCTCGCCGAGATCAAAAAGCTTGTCTTCCAAGAGGCCGACGAGGATGTGCATCTCCCGCCGCGAATGCTCGGAAAGGCGCTCGCCATTCGAGCCGGGATCGACCACCGAGATGCCATCGATCTTCAGCTCGGTATGGGTCAACTCCAAACCGATGTGATGCTCACGCCAGGGATACTGCGCCCTCTTGATGTTCGCTGGCGTATAGAAGTTAACGACGTCATTGTGGGTGTAACCCGTCAGGAAGTCGTTGACGCCACCGGCGCCGAAGTCGCCGGAAACTGCCAGCGAGATATTGCCCTTGCCGCCGGGGAAGGTCTTCTTCCGGGCGACAAGCTTGTCCATGAGCGGGCGCTTCTGGAGGGTCTGCCTCCACTGCTCACCCTTGTCGAGATACCAGTCGAGACTGGCGGCCGCGATGTTGTTGATTTCTGCTGCTGTGAAAGCCATGGCTCACCCTAGGGGTGGCCCGCGCCGTTCCTTGATCTTGAGAGACCAACCAATGCCGCTTCCATGAGCGATCCCGGTTCGGCGCGTGCCGAATGCGTTTGACCGTTTCCGTTCGGCATGCGGGAAGTCGCCTGTGGGGCGGGTCGCTGTTTGCGGATCGTGGCGTTAACCTCGTCATAGGCCGCCTTGGTGATTGCTATGGCGTCATTGACGTTGGTGATGGTGCCACCTCGCTCGAACAACATCGCCTGGGCGGTGCGCAAAACGGAGGCTTGTTTCGCCTTGTAATCGGGGTCGCTCGCGGCGAGCTGTTGTTCGAAAGCGATAACCGACCGGTTCACCTGGTCCTGTGCCTGCTGGTAAGCTTGCTTCGCAAAACTGTTTTGCTCGTAGCTCCGCTCGGCCTGCAGCCGTTGGTGATCCATCTGCTGCCGGACATACTCCTTGGCCATCTCCTCGGTCATGTGGCCCTGCTGGACCTTTTCCCGAACTTCCCGCGGCAGCGCGATGCCCAGATACTCTTGGCTCTCACGTACGTAGGGGGCGATGGCTTCGTAGAATGCTTGGTGTCCGGCACGTCGCGCCGCGGCGATCTTCAGTGCGGTGGCGATGTCGTCACCACTGAGATCGTTGGTCTTGGCGAACGTCTCCAGCTGGCTCCCGATCTCGGCGACCGGCTTCAGCTGAGCATTTTCGCTGCGTAATTCGCGGCGCTGCTTCAGCAGCTTGTTGATCTTCTTACGAATGAGCGGGCTGGCGGCCTCGGCCGTTGGCTCGCTGTCATCGTCGTCGCTTTCGGACTCGGCTTCCGCCTGTCCGTCGTCAGGCTGGGTTGGCGCTTCGGGGTGCGCCGGGTCTGCCAAAACATCCGGCTCGGTGGCTTCCGGAACCACCTTGAGCACGGCGTCGAGCAGTGACTCTTTCGAGTCTCCCGAGGGTTCCGACGTCGGCTCGGACGGCGGAGTTGGGGGTGCGCTGTCAGTCGCCGGCGCCGAGGAGGGCGTAGGCGAGGGCGCGGATTCGGTCGAGGAGGAGGTCGTCGTGTCGAGTTCGTCGGCCATAACGAGATCCTTTAATTCGGCAGCCCGGACGAGGCGGCAGTCGCTGGATTGGGCGGCGGTGTCGGCGCGTCGGGGCGGGCTGTCGGAGCGGCGGGATTGTTGTTGTTGCCTTGCGGACCCTGGGCATTGGGATCGCCACTTCCGGCCTCGCCCGGCTGTTTGTTGCCGTTCATTGCCGTGATCGACGGCAGGCCATCGGCGACGGCGTCGTCGAGCGTGGTCTTGTCGTCGAGCCGGCGGATCGCTTCCTTGGCCAGATACTCCGGCTTGACGCCGGGGATCTGCATCAGGATCGGCGCGAGGCGCTCGAAATTCTGCAGCTCCTGCGCCTGATTGGGCCGGCCACTGGACCCTGCTTCAACTTCCAGCCCGATCTCTTTGGCAACGTCGGCGCGGGTCAGCACCGGCCACATCGCGCCGGGGCCGACGATCTCCTTGACCATCTCTTCCGACATATTGAGCAGCAGGATCTGGCCGGCGGCGCGGGCGATCGCGGTCAAGGTGTCGTCGATGTCGTCGATGGCCGAGCCGAGCGCTCCGGCCTTGGCCGAGGCGGCGATGTTCGATTCGGTGGCGGTGGCGCCGCCAGTGCCGCCGAGGTCAGCCTCCTGCACGCCAACCGCGCGCATCAGGTCTTCCCAGATCGGGTTGACCTCATAGAGGTTCGGGTCGAGCGGCGACCCCTTGATCGCCTGGACGACGGCGTTGACATCCTGGCCCGGCTGCAGGCCGGCGATACTGATCAAGGCATTCACCGGATGCGTCTTCAGCGCC